CGTAACTGCAGACTCCATCGCTTTAACATCCTTACAATTGAAAAGTTTACCTCGCGATAGCAACAGGAGAGCGAAACGGTGCCAGCCACCATAAAATATAGTAACACCAGCAGCAGACATCGAATCAAGCTCATAACACTGAGAAAGAATTTGGTCATTCTGTTCTGTCCAAAGCATCAAACCGACGAGATAAAACAAACCGTCGGAACATTGAAAGGTCCGTTGTTTTCTTTTACTGATGTCTTCAGAAATGATCTTTTCAATGGGACGAACTTCCACTTTAGGACCGTTCTCCCAGATAACGGGCACATCATTTCCATTTGATATGGAATTGATGCGCTCTTTTAAATGATCGGGGAAGAGGGTGTACAGTTCACCCTTGGTGTGGAGATTGTATCGATGCTTGTAGTAAAAACCAGGAGATGAGCCTTTTTCAGCACGTTGCACGGCATCATCAAAACTGATCGGACCACTAGAATCGACAATATGTTGATACTTCAAAAACAAATAATCACGAGCAAGAGCCCAAGGAATAGGCTGAGGATTGAAACAATGAGATATATGTGTCTTCACATTGTCATTGATGAGAAAGGAAAGAGTAACGTCGATTGGTGCGTGAGTATCTGGCAACGAACCAAAACGTTTCTCAAAATTGCCCATGAGATCAGTGTCAACATACAAGCCACGACCTTTCCGCACCACATATGGACTGGATGCGAGATGAATCATGGCTCCGGAAGAGAGTGGAAAAGCTGGAGTGAAGAATTGGAGCCCATCTTCACTCCTTAGCATTTTAAACTCTTCGAAGCCTGTTCAATGAACTTCATAGTAGATGCTATATCAGCACCATTCAAGAAGCCAACAACGGAAGAGGAAACAGGATTGAAGTAATTGTGTTTTTTGTCTTGACCACCATTACAATGAAAACCCAACAACGCACCCGTTTCCGAATCAAAAACTGGAGATCCAGAATCACCACCTTCTGAATCATAGGTGGTTTGGACCTGAGAAAGTGTGCGACCATGATTGTCCGTAACATCTTTCAAATCAGTGATTCGACCACGCATTTCACCGTAGTTGAGGGTATGATATTCATCATCACTCACACGAACTGTAAGTAATGAAATTGGGCCTCCAATTTTACCACCACGATATTTCAAAGAGTAAGTGGCACACCCTTTGAATAGTGCAGCAGGAACGGAGGGATCGAGTTGAAGAAGAGCCAAATCAATTTGCGGCATAGGCACGACAGTAAATTTGTCACTCTCAACAACAATGGACCGACCTGAGTAATCTCGCAAAATCAAGCGAAAGATGCAGTCACTGACAACGTGTTGTGCAGTGACTGCAATCTTCGAACCAACAATGCAAGAACCATAATGAAACCAAGTTTTGGATCCTTCGTTGTACTTTTGAATGACACCAGCAGCCTGATTTGGCGTGCGCTTGAGAATTGTTACACTATTGAGTGATTCAACAACAGTGTTTTCGGTGATGGATGATGATGATGAGGATGATGGGCGTGCAGCAGCAGAAGAACCATATTCAGCACCACGAATAGCAGCTGAAGTAGCT